AACGACAAATGCTTGAAAATAATATTCAAATGGCATTACAATCTAATAATATTGAACTTGAGGACGCTATTGATGTTAGGGAAATTAAAAATATTAAGTTAGCTAATCAATTATTAAAACTTAGGAGAAGAAGAAAATTAGAGAGAGATCAGATGGCTCAACAGCAAAATATTCAAGCTCAAGCGCAAGCAAATTCTCAATCGCAACAAGTTGCAGCTCAAGCAGAAACACAAAAAGAAGCTGCTAAAAATCAATTTAAAATACAACTTGAAGCAACAATAGCAGAACTAGAAGTTAATAAAATGACACAAGAAGCAGAACTTAAAAAAGAATTAATGGCTTTAGAATTTCAATATAACTTACAATTGAAAGAAATGGAAGGTAGAGGTTCACAGGGAAGAGAAGTAGAAAGAGAAGATCGTAAAGATGATAGAGTGAAAATGCAAGGTGATGAACAAAGAAAAGCAATTGACAAAAGAAATCAAGGTGCAAGTGATTCAAGATTTGAATCTTCAGGTAATGATATATTAGGTGGAGATATGGGATTAGGAAGATTTGGACCAAGATAATATGTTTAACAAATAAATAATAATAAAATGGCAACACCTATTAATGACTGGACTGGTAAAATAATTGGTTCAACTTTTGAAGGCGGTACTACTACAGTAACACCAAATCACAATGGCGGTGCATTTTGTGCAATTGAAATAATAACTGCAGCTGTATTTAATAGTACAAGCGGTTTAGTATCCGCGCAGTATGACCACGATAGTGATGGTGTAGCTGCTGATACAAAAAGTGCTTGGATTAACACAGATGATACTGATGCAGGAGATGTTTTGGATAGTATAACTATTCCAGCTGGAACAATATTGCATGGCAGATGGACACAATTTATATTAGCTAGTGGATCTGTTATTGCATACGAGTGCATGTAAGAAATTTGTATACATTTAGTATACATTATGTTTAATTAATTATATAATATTATATCATGGCAAAAGTAAAACAACCAATGATTGACGAAAAAAATGCTGAAGCACCTCAGGGTGATAAAGTAGAAGTCAAAGTAAAACCTCGAATGAAAAAGTATAATGAGCAAGATGATAAACCTATTAAGGTTAATTTAGCTCAAACAAAAGAAGAGGTGAAGGAAACGACTACAGAAAAACCTGTAGATGATCAACCTAAACAAGAAGATGAAAAAGTTATTGAAGAAATTCAAGAAAAAGTGGAGGATAAAAAGGTTGAAACTAAAGAAGAAGAAACTGAACAACCAGTTTTAGAGGAAATTACAGATGAAACAACTGATGAAGAAGTTGAGAAAGTTGAAGAAGTTGTAAAGGAAGCTGTAGAAAAAACAGAAAAAACTGGTAAAAAATTGCCAGAAAATATTCAAAAAGTTGTAGACTTTATGGATGAAACTGGTGGTGATCTTGAGGATTATGTTAAATTAAATCAAGACTATAATAAATACGATGATACAGCTGTATTACGTGAGTATTATAGACAAACTAAACCTCATTTAAATAGCGGAGAAGTTGATTTCTTAATGGAAGATACCTTTGTATATGAAGATGATGTAGATGATCCAAAAGATATAAAACGAAAGAAATTAGCGTTTAAAGAGCAAGTTGCCAACGCTAGAACCCATCTGGACGGGTTAAAGTCCAAATACTATTCAGAAATTAAAGCTGGTGTTAAGTTAACACCCGATCAACAAAAGGCAATTAATTTCTTCGATAGATACAACGATGAGCGAACTAAACAGGATAGCATAGTAAAAGAACAGGAGTCTGTATTTAATACAAAAACTAATGACGTATTTAATAACAAATTTAAAGGTTTTGAATATAACATTGGAGAAAAAAAATTCAGATTTAATGTTAAAGATGTGAATAATGTTAAGGAAACACAAGGTGATATTGGTAATTTTGTCAACAAGTTTGTTGATAGAAAAACACAATTAATATCAGATGCTAAAGGTTACCATAAATCATTATTTACTGCTATGAACGCTGATAATGTAGCTAATCATTTTTATGAACAAGGTAAAGCAGATGCTATAAAAGAAAGTATAGCAAAAGCAAAAAATGTCAATATGGAACCTCGACAAGGTCTTGGTGAAATTGAAACAGGGGGATTAAAAGTGAAAGTGTTACAAGATGATGCGATGAGTGTTAATAAATTTCGTTTCAACGTACGTAAATAAAGTTTAACATTAAATTATAATAGAAAATGGCAGCAATAACACCAACCGCGGGAAGTTCACTAAATAGTGTACCATCCGCAGTAAAAGCGGCTATATCAACTAACTATTTGGATTTTACATCTGGTAGTAATGACTGGTCTCAGCAGTACTTACCTGATCTAATTGAGCAAGAAGCAGAGGTTTATGGAAAAAGAACCATAGCCGGTTTCTTAGCTGCAGTTGGAGCAGAAGAAGCAATGAGTTCAGATCAAGTGATATGGTCAGAACAAGGTAGATTACATCTATCTTATAAAATTAGTGCAGTTAATGAAAGCACTAATGTGATTACATTAAATGGCGCAGTCGGTACAACCGACAGTGCAACCACGCACGCAGTAAGACAAGGACAAACAGTTCTAGTCTCTGATGGTGCGGCAAGTCCTACTGTATTTAGAGGATACGTTTCAGCTATAGCAGCAACTACTATTACCGTTTTACCTTATACAGGTACAGCAATAAGTAATATTAGTGGATTTGCTTTATCTGGATCAGCTGGTAGAGTTTTCGTATATGGTTCTGAATTTAAAAAAGGAACTACTGGTATAGGAAACTTAACTGATTATTCAAGTAATAATCCAGTACAACCTGAATTCACATCGTTTAACAACAAACCAATTATTCTAAAGGATCATTATGCAATTTCTGGATCTGATACTTCTAGAATTGGATGGGTTGAAGTTAGCGCTGAAGATGGAACATCAGGGTATTTATGGTATTTAAAAGCAGAAGCTGATACAAGAGCTAGATTCAATGATTATTTGGAAATGGCATTATTAGAAGCTGAAAAAACTACTGTAAGTGCCGGTGGAGGTACTGAAATTACTGACAGTTTAGGTGCTATTTCAGGTACTGAAGGTTTATTCTCAGCTATTACCGCAAGAGGTCATGTGACTTCTGGTATCGCTGGTACTAGTGCATCTGATGATTTAGGATCTTTTGACGAAATCCTTAAAAAATTCGATGAACAAGGTGCTATTGAAGAATATATGCTTTACTGTAACAGAAGCGTATCATTAGCAATTGATGATATGTTAGCATCCCAGAATTCTTATGGAGCTGGTGGTACTTCTTACGGAGTGTTTAGTAACTCTGAAGATATGGCACTTAATCTAGGATTCGCTGGATTTAGAAGAGCGTCTTATGATTTCTACAAATCAGATTGGAAATATTTAAACGATGCTACATTAAGAGGACAAGCTGCATTTAACGATGTGAGAGCGGCATTAATTCCTGCAGGTACTTCAACTGTTTATGATGAAGTAGTTGGAAGAAGTATGATTAGACCATTCTTACATGTTAGATATAGAGCGTCTCAAACTGATGACAGGAGATTAAAATCATGGATAACAGGTTCAGTTGGTGGAAACATCACATCTGATCTTGATGCTATGGAATTAAATTTCTTATCAGAAAGATGTTTAATAGTACAAGGAGCTAATAACTTCATGTTACTTAACTAACATTATTATATAGAGAGTTAGGTGCTTCGGCACCTAGCACTTTATTTTTTTAACTATTTAATTATATTATATTATGGCAAAAAAGAAGAAGGAGGAAGTTTCTTTAGAAGAAACTCCTATAGCAGTTGAAGAAAAACCAACTGTTAAAAAACAAGAATCAAAAAAAGATTCTTGGGAAGTAAAAGATAGAACATATTTTTTACGAAAAGGTTTATCACCACTTACATATACAATAAAATCAAGAGGTATATATTGGTTTGATGAGGAAAAAGGATATGAGAGAGAAATGAAACTCACGTTAAATCAGAGAACACCTTTTGTTGATGAATTTCACGGCGAAGCTAGACTTGGTCATATTGTTTTTGAAGATGGTGTTTTACATGTACCTAGAGAAAAACAAGTGTTACAAAAATTATTATCAATTTATCATCCTGATAGAAATCGAATTTATAGTGAATTCAATCCTGTTAAGGAAGCTGAAGATGAAATGGATATTTTGAACATGGAAATTGAAGCTTTAAATATAGCTAGAGACGTTGACATAGATCAAGCAGAAGCTATATTAAGAGTTGAACAAGGAAGTTCAGTTTCAAAAATGACATCCAAAGAAATTAAGAGAGATGTTTTATTATTTGCTAAACATAATCCAAAATTATTTTTAGAATTAGTGAATGATGAAAATGTTCAACTTAGAAACTTTGGTATTAAAGCAACCGAAGCTGGATTATTAACCCTATCACCAGATAATAGATCATTTACATGGACTAATACAGGTAGAAAAATAATGACTGTTCCATTTGATGAACATCCTTATTCCGCGTTAGCATCTTGGTTTAAAACTGATGAAGGATTAGAAGTTTTTACAAATTTAGAAAAACGATTAAAATAATAATCACTTTATAGAGGTAGTCATCTCTATAGGTGACTACTTACTATAAAAAAAAGAAATTATGAGTGTTAACGTTAATACGGTATATCAAAGAGTGCAATCAATAGCAAATAAAGAACAGAGAGGTTATATTACACCTTTAGAATTTAATAGATTTGCTAATCAATCACAATTAGAAATATTTGAACAGTATTTTTATGATCTTAATCAATTTGTAAGAATAGGTGGTAATGACACTAGACACGCTGATATGGTAACAGGTATTGAAGAAAAAATAGCTTTATTTGAAGTTTTTAATACTAGTTTAGGTGGTTATAATGGTGCTACTAATTGTTATGATTTACCATCCGCATTACATAAATTATCAACAGTTAGTTATATTGCAACTAGTGGTATTGAAGGTACATTTTATGAATGTGAATATGTAAATAAAAAAGATTTAAAATTAATACTTACAAGTAATTTAACATTACCTACCACAACAAGACCAATATACGTGCGACAAGGTTCAAAAATTAACGTATATACTGGAAAAACAACATCCCCTTATTTTACGGAATTACAAACAAATGCTTTAATTGAAATCGATTATATAAAACAACCAACTGAAGTTACTTGGGGTTATGTGTTGGATTCAAATAATGATGCATTATATAATAGTGCTGCATCAACAAATTTTGAATTACATCCTTCAGAAGAACCAAATTTGGTTATAAAGATATTAGAATTAGCAGGTATTGCAATGAAATCACCTGATGTTTATCAAGTTGCAGATAAAGAAAATATTGAAGATATACAACAACAAAAACAATAATTAAATGGCAGGATTATTTAACCAAACACAAGAATCATATTACAGACAAAGCCAAGCTACATGGAGTACAAATCCCAATGGAACAGCTACAGTATTTACTTTAACATCAGCATATTTTCCTACATTAAGTAGTTTAGTAGAATCTACTATACAAGTATTTATAAATGGAAATGAAATTGATCCAGCAAACTATACTTTCTCACAACCAACATTAACATTTACAGGAAGAACTAATAATGAAACAGAATTAGCTGCTAGTACATTTGCACCACTTGATGGATATACATTATTGGTAAAAGAAAAAGCTGGTAGTGAAAGATTTGGTGAATATCAATATATATCATTAGATAATGTTGTTAATAATTTTCTTATAGCATATGTTGGTGAAGGAAAAATAATACCAAAAGTTAGAAGAACCGATGTTATATTTCATGCTAAGAGAGGTCTAGCGGAATTTAGTTATGATACTTTACGATCAGAGAAATCACAAGAAATTGATGTACCAAGTAGTTTGATTATAAAATTACCTCATGATTATGTTAATTATGTTAAATTAAGCTATAGTGATAGTAATGGTATTGAAAGAAGATTATTTCCAACAAGATTAACATCTAATCCTACAACAATATTACAAGATAGTAGTTATGATTATTTATTTAACGAAGATGGTGATTTATTAAAAGCAGAACCATCTAACACATGGACGAAATATAAAGCAAGTAAAAATTCATCAACAAGTAATGCTAATACTGGAGATGATACGGATGTTGAATGGAGATCTAATGAAGGTAAAAGATATGGGTTAACACCTGAATTTGCTCAAGATAATGGATCTTTTTATATAGATCAATTGTTAGGTAGAGTACATTTTAGCAGTAATTTAAATGGGAAAACTTTAATATTAAAATACATATCAGATAATCTAGGAACTGATAGTGAAATGAGAATACATAAATTTGTTGAAGAAGCCCTATATAAACATATAGCTTACAGTATAGCAAGTACTCACATAACAATACCTGGTGGATTTATAGCTTTATTTAAAAAAGAAAAATTCGCAGCGTTAAGGAACGCAAAAATAAGATTATCAAATATTAAATCAGAAGAAATGAATCTGATTATGAGAAATAAATCTAAACAAATTAAACATTAATATAACATGCCGGAATTAAAAAGAGACTTCAGGTTCATGCGTATGAATAAGGACATGGATGAAAGGTTGGTTCCTGCAGGAGAATATAGGGACGCACTTAATATTGAAATTTCTGCATCAGAAAGTTCAGATGTTGGTGCAGTTGAGTCTTCTAAAGGAAATAGTAAAATAACTGCATCAAGTGTTCTTGATGGATACACTACACCAAAGTGTGTTGGTGCGGTTAAAGATTCTGCAAATAATAAATTATATTGGTTTGTTACTTCAGATAATAAAGATGTAATTTTAGAATTTGATGTTGATACTAATATTGTTTCCCCTGTTGTTGTTTGTGTAAAAGCAACTAGTGACGCATTGCAATTTAGCGATAGTTATTTAATAACTGGTGCAAACGTTATTGGTGGTTTGTTATTTTGGACAGATAACAACTCCGAACCAAAAAAAATAAATATTGATAGATTAAAAGCAGCATGTGCTGGTGATTTTGATAGTCATACACAAATATACGGTGGTAATGTTACTGAAGAACATATTACCGTAATAAAAAAATCTCCAAACGTAGCTCCAAATTTAGTAATTTCTAATACACTACGATCTGGTAGTGTTGATGCTACATATAATGATACTGATGGTGATACATTTGTGGACGCAGATGGTAGTACAACCCCGAAAGCAATTGGTACAGAATTAACTTTAACAATAGTTGGTAGACCCGATTATAAAGAAAATGATATATTAAAATTTTTAGCAACTGATATAAATGAAACGTATATTGCTAGATGTTCAATAAAAGAAATAACAAATCAAACTACAACATCAATAACAATTATAGCAATATTATTATCAACTACAGAAGAAATGCTTTCTGTAGATAAGCAAATATGGAATGTTGAATTAGAAGAAGGTGAATCATTTTTTCAAGATAAATTTCCAAGATTTGCATACAGGTGGAAATATAATGATGGTGAATATTCTACATTTTCTCCTTTTACAAACGTAGCATTTATACCCGATGATGAAACATTTGTTTATAATATGGACGAAGGTCATAATGTAAATATGGTAAATGATGTTAGAAAAATAACACTTAATACTTTTGATACAATACCTTCAGATGTTGATGAAGTTGATATTTTATATAAAGAATCAAATAGTCCTAATATTTATGTTGTTACAACATTAATAAATAATGAAACATCATTATCAATAACGTCAGAACAAATTGAAAAAATTATAGAATCAAATCAAATATTAAGACCATACGATAATGTTCCTAGAAAAGCAAAAGCACAAGAAATAGTTGGTAATAGATTATTATATGGTAATTATTTACAAAATTATGATTTTAAATCTAATGTAACTATTAAATTAAAAAATATACCAGAAGAAGTTTTTGTTTCAGATCCACAACCTTCTGCAAAAAGTTTGAGAACATACCAAGCTGGTGTTGTATATTTAGATACATATGGTAGACAATCACCTGTTTTTACAAACACCGGTGCATCATATTATATTGATGGTACTAGTTCTGAAAAGAAAAATGTATTAAAAGCAAAAATAACATCTGATGCTCCATCGTGGGCAACACATTATAAATACTATATAAAAGAAAATTCCACTCCATATTATAATGTTATAATGGACAGATATTATGATGGTGAAGCTAATAATTTTTGGCTTAGTTTTCCATCATCAGAAAGAAATAAAGTTGACTTAGATACATACTTAATACTTAAAAAACAAAATGCAAAAAATACACCTTTTAATCCAGATGATTATGGTGTAAAATCTAAAAAATATAAAGTATTAGATATACTACCTAGTGTACCAGATTTTATAACAAAAAAGAAAACAAGGATAGGTCAATTAACCCATACCACTTATATATTCCCAAACACAACAGTTGGTCATCCAAGAGAAGGATTTAGAACATTTAGAATAGCGGGAGATGTTATAGGTATTGATGAAAGTGAATTAAGAGATGTTGTATCAAATGATAACCTTCCAGATCAAAATAAATATCTTAGAATAACAACTGAAGATGGTTTAAAAGCAACGAATTATTATCAAATAGAAAAAGTTACTAAATTTGCAGCAGGAGATGATGGTGATTACACTGCTTCTGCTGATTATTTTGAATTCACGTTCGTAAAACCTTTAGGTGCTGATACTAATTGGCTTGGCACGAAAGACGTGAGGGTAGATAATTTAAAAATTGAATTGTATGCTGAAGAAAATATAAGTCAAAATGAAGAATTTGCTGGTAGATTTTTTGTAAAATTAAGAAGAGACGATATTATAACTGAAAATATATTTGGATCTTCAATTGATGAATTTGATTGTGTAGCAGAAACTAAATTCAAATTAATAGATTTCAATGACACAAAAGCTGCAACAAAAACATTAACGTCCCATCAATTAAATGTTTCCTCTGGTTCAACTTTTGCTTGGTATCAAGATAATGCTAATAAACTCATGCATCACAATGCGGGTTTTTGCATTGAACATGACCTTGATTATCAAGGAAATAAACCAAGTGGTGTTTATGCTGGTGGTACAACAGCATTTGATTACAACAATAAGGAACCATATGCTTTTACTACCACAGCAATTGGTCCAAAAAAAGGTAGTACAAAATTAACATTACGATATATAGATTATGGTGAAGAAGGAAGAAATAAAGATACCAACTCACCTCAACAAATAGAATTTAATGCGAGAGATGCTAATAATGAAAAAACAACAACGAGTGAAGATTTTAATTTCCATCAAATATTAAAAAATAAAAATAATTTATTTATATCTTTTTCCGCTGATCCAAAAGAACAAAAAATAAAAGTTAGAAATATAGATATAAGAGCAGGTAAAAATTACAATCCTGTAAGAAAGAAAAGAAGAAGTGAAAATAGATGTGTAAGATATATATTAAGTCTTGACACACCACTTACTTGGTCTCCTCTACATGTTGTGACGGGGGGTACAGACGGTGGTAATTTACGTGTTGATTATCCTGGTTCACCAGCAAAAAATCAATATAAACCTATAAGAAAAAGAAACACCGAATCTATAAAACTTTGGCAAAAAAGAATATCATATAATGACAAAGATACAAATAACCCGGCTGTTTGGGAGACAGAACCAAAAGATCAAGTTGTTGATCTTGATTTGTATTATGAAGCAAGTGACACATACGCTATATCAACCCATGGAACTGAACAAACTTTAGGTACTAATAGAAATGGTAGTAAAATATGGTTTAATTGTTTTAGTTTTGGTAATGGTGTTGAATCTGATAGAGTAAGAGATGATTTTAATGGTATGACAATTGATAAAGGTGCTATAGCATCTACTATATTAGATGAACCATATGCTGAAGAAAGAAGAGGTAGTACTATGATATATTCTGGTATATTTAATTCTAAATCAGGTGTAAATAAGTTAAACCAATTTATTCAAGCTGAAAAAATTACCAAAGATGTTAATAACTCTTACGGTTCAATACAAAAATTACACACACGTGATAATGACGTAACAGTACTTTGTGAAGATAAGGTATTAAAAGTATTAGCACAAAAAGATGCTTTGTATAATGCTGATGGAAATCCACAATTAATATCCACAAATTTAGTTTTAGGACAAGCGATTCCTTATATGGGTGATTTTGGCGTAAGTAAAAATCCAGAATCATTTGCAGATTATGGTTATAGATCATATTTTGCAGATAAAGATAGAGGTGGTATATTAAGATTATCTATGGATGGGTTAACACCTATATCTAATAAAGGTATGAGTGATTATTTTGAAGATAATTTAAGACTTTCGACAACTGTAATTGGTAATTATGATGAAGATAAGAGTAGTTATAATATAACATTAAATGGCAATACAGTAAGTTTTAAAGAAAATGTTGATGGTTGGCCTAGTAGAAAATCATTTATACCAGAATGGGGAATTTCATTAAATAATGTTTACTATACATTTAAAAATGGTGATTTATATGAACACACTAATGATGTAAATAAAAATACATTTTACGGAACAGCATATAATTCAACTGTAGATTTAATATTTAATGATGCGTCTGGTTCTATTAAGAAATTTAAAACTTTAAATTATGAAGGTGATAGTGGTTGGGTGGCTGATGAACTAACAACTGATCAAGAAACTGGTGGTGATGTATCATTTACAGCAAAAGAAAATAAATACTTTGCACACCTAAAACATGATAAAAAATATAAAATAACTGTTTCGGTATCGAACAGTGATGGTGGTAATATTATTTTACCAGCTTCTCAAATAACTAAAAAAGATTTTGGAGCAACAGCAAATGAAACTTTAACATTTATTGTAAAACCAAAAACTGGATATAAATTTACAAGTGCATTAACTTTTGGTAGTTATACTGCAGCTGTTTTAACAAGTCCATCTGCCAGTATAAACTCAGATGGAAATATGGTAATTACAGTTGCATTTAATACTTTTAAGATGCCAGCATCAGATATTACCGTTGATTTACCTCTTGTAACTTCTGGAAAGGTTGCTGCTCAACAATATACTTTAGCTGGTACGTATAATAAAACAATAGAGAATGCTATTGTATCTGATTATCAAACTGGTGGGTTAATTAATTCAATTAGTGCTGATGGAACAGCATGGACAACAGGTGGTGATTCAAATAGTACAATAACATTATTTAATGCTATAGTGCAACCAAATGTTAATTATGCATTTAGTGGAGATAATTTACCACAACTGACCGTTACTGGATTTTTAAATGATAATTATCAAATAACTGGACCAACAGCTATAGGTGATGGGTATTCGTTTAAAGTGGTTGGATCTATTGTTAATAGGAATTTAACAGCAGAAAATATAAAAATACATGCTAAACCTGATAGAAGCGTTACGTTGAGTGATAATGCTATATGGGGAGGAAATATAGATGAAACCTATATTAGTAAAGATGAACAAGAAAGAGATATTGTTATATATGGATCTGAAACTGCACAAGTGTATATACAATCTAGTGCGTCATCTTCAACAGGTACTGACCTCGCTATAGATATACTTGATGGTAATGGGTTTGGTGCTAGTAAGAAAACGTTAACAATTGGTAGTGATGGAACTGCTAAAGCAAGGATAAAAATTACAGCAAACGGTACTGGAGCAAATAGAAGTATTTATATTTTATTGACCGAGGTTAGTGGATATATTATTACAGATGAATTTGATGCTAGTGATGGTTCGTCTGATGATAAAGTGTTATTTACATTAACACAAACAAATTTAGTTGCGTTGACACACACATTGGGAGATTTACCTACGAATTCAGCGATATTCGCCGCAAGTACACTATTAGAAAATCTTTCTCTTGGTAAAGCAACAACTGATCCTATGAATTCTCTTGCGAATGTGGAAGATCCTACAGATAATAATTTGGGAAGATTAGGTTTTGGTTTAGCTAGAGATAATTCTGGAGATAGTAATAGTGTGGTAGTTAAAGTTGATGATCTTGATGTAACAAATGACTTTTTAAATAGTGCGGATGCTAATCCATATGACGCAACAACTGGTTATTTAATATTAACCAACGGTACACAATTAGATATAGGTGATGCCACTTTTCATGCGCCTGGTTCTGGTAGAGGTAATGTTTCAATGCATTTTGAAGTTAAAAAATATGGTTCAGCAGATGATATTGTAAAATTAAAAACATCTAATGTACTTAATCTTTCTAATAATTTACCTGGGATTTCAGGTGGAACAGTTGCTTCTGTTACATTGACTGGTGCTGGTGATTTTATCAACTCGTCAATTGCTGAATTAAATGGTTCAAAAACTGGAGCTTGGGCTGATGAAGATAAGATTGTATTCCAATATGAAGTTACATTTCTTGCTGCGGCAAATGGTTATTATCCAAGTAATTTTGCTGTTGCATATTCTAGTTTTACATCAGATTTAATAAATGATGGTTCTGATGCAACCGTTGCATTAAAAGAAGGATATGGTGATAAATTCGGTAGAATAAGAACTGGAGATTTAGGAGTTGCGGTATTTAGAGGTGAAGCTGAAGGAGCAATAGCTAATAACACCTCAGAAAGTGCAACAGTAACATTAACATTACATACATAAGATTATGGCAATAACAATCACATTTACTAATAATATACCATTAGATATAGAAGGAAAACTATCCAGTGTAAGTTCATCCGACGTAGAAGATAGAGCATATGATATGATATATTCTGCTTCTGAATCAGGTGGTGTTATATCAAGTATAAAACAAGTTGGTGTTTGTACAGCAACTACAGCCACTACAATAACTGTTTTAGAAAATACAGATTCTAGTATTGGTGCTTCACTATCTGGTGCTAGTTATACAACTGAAGTAGATTTAAAAGATAGTTCAGTAATGGGTATTGGAGTATGTTCAGCTGTTACTCTTGGTGGAGCAAGTATATCCTACCCGGCAGCTGGTGATTTTATATTCTTTGCTAAAAACAAATTAGCACAAAACAACGGGTTATTAGGGTACTATATGCAGGTGCAAATGAGGATCACACCTGGTAGTAGTAAGAAAACAGAATTATTTGCTGTAGGTACCGAGGTATTTGAGAGTAGTAAATAATAAGAAATTAATGTAATTATAATATGTATAAAAATAAATTAAAACAAATATGGGTTTTTTAGATAAAATAAAAGGTCTTTTGCAAGGTAAAGAAGGTGGAGCAGGTGGTATAGCTGGATTTTTAAAAGGAAATGATCCAGAGAAAGGATTATCGGGTTTGTTTAAAAGACTTAAAGGTGAGGAGGAATCAGGAGTTGATGAATGGGGATACTCTAATGTTAATACACTGGATTCTTATACAGGTGAGGGTGTAGTGAAAGATGCATCTATACAAAATCAATTTAATCAACCAGATGAGGAAGGTGGTGATCCGATGTCATCGGCTTCAATAGGTGCTATGGGTGATATAGCTGGAGGTTTAGGTAATATTGTATCAGGTATTGTTGGAGGTGGACAAAGAAGAAGAGAACAAACAACTGCAAGAGAAGAGTATAGAACGCAATTAGAAGGATTTAAAAATATGGATTATTATGGTACTGTAATGGCTAACCCATGGGAGGATATGACTGTAAATCAATTACAGGCTGATTTTCAAGCTAGACAATCACAACAAGGTTTAGCAAACACAATGGCACAACTTGGTGCTGCAGCTGGTGGATCTGGTGTGGCGGGTTTAGCACAATCTATGGCAAATCAACAATCACAAAATATGGCTCAAATATCTGCTAACATAGGACAACAAGAGTCAAGAAACCAACAACTTATTGGACAGGGTGAATACTATAGATCACTAGCAGTTGAAAAAGCAGAGAAAAGAGTAAGAGATAAAAATGAAACATTATTAGTATTATCAGCACAAAGAAGAGCAATAGCTGACCAAGCTAGAAAAGATGCTACAGCAGCATTAACTAGTGGTATTGGTTCAACAATTGGTGGAGTTGGTAAATTTGTTGCTGGTGGTGGTTTCGGAGGATAACAAAATAAAATAATATGGCATTACAAGTAACACAACAATTATTAGAAGCACAAAAAGCAATAGGAGAAGCTAATAAAATTACAAAGTTTGGAGATATAATTAGTGAAACCCTCGGGAAGGATATAAAAACAATAGCAAAAGCAAGAAAAGTTAGAGAGGACGAATATGTTGAAAACATGAAAGCC